GCCTTTTCTAAGTTTTCTATAAAATATACCTTTTAAGTTATAAGTATCTTGACCAATAGTTAGTGTAATATCATCTGTAAATTCTTTTCTTCTACCTTTAGGGGAATTCACTGCTCTAACTTTCACCGCATCTATTTCAACCTTACCAGGTGTTTCACCACTTCTTGGTGGTATTGTACCATTACTTTTTGAAAAACCTAACCATGGTGTTCCATGACCACCTTGTCCTGCTACTACTGAAATAGACCATGTAGTTTCTGCTTCTTCACTAAAGTTATATAATTCAAGTGAATCTAAACCACTCCAACCTGAACCTCCTCTGTTACTTCTAAAATGAATTTGTCTAGTTTCAAATAAACTCGGGTCTTGATGTGGTTCGGGTACTTTCCAACCAGTATCTCCTTTTTGGTCATATGAATTATCAGGTCCACTTAGGTTTGCTCTTATTGCTGTTTCCTCTTGTGCTGCTTCTTCTTGTTCTTCTATTCTAATTAAAGTTTCTTTTTGTGCCTGTAATCCTCGTACTTGTGCTTCTAATGATACTCTCTCTATTGCTTCCTTAGTACCTTTAATAATTGCTTGTTGGAAATCACTTAATAGTGTAATGTATCTATTGTTTGCTGCTTGTAATTGGTTTTCTGCTGCTGCTTGTTGTAATTTTGCAGAATCAACTTCTACTTTTAATTGTTCAACAACTCCATTTAATCTTTCAATTTCTGCAAGTGCAGTATTAAGTTGTTTTCTTAAATCAGCTATTTGTGCCAGAGCATCTTCATATTTTTTTCGTAAATCATCATATTTTGATTTAAGTATATATGGTCCTCTTTTGGGTTTCTTTTTTTTAATTAACTCATCAACCTTAACATCTACTGCCTTTTTTAATTCTTCTTCATTATATTTTGGTTTCTCTACATAACCAGTAGATTCACCACTAAAAGAAGTTTGTTCTATATTTGGTGTAATATCAACCTCATTAAGTTCTGATTTAAACTTTGGGTTTTGATTTTTTGCTTTAATTACTACATCACCAAATGGTTTTTGTTCTTCTATATTCTTGGGCCTGATTTCTTTTCCATCTAGTTTTTGCACAAGAATTTTACCAGAAGTAGTTCTTCTCTCTACCTTGGAACCTTTTTGTGCAAGTTCGTTGATTCTAAATTTATCAGTTAATGCCATCTTATTTTTCCACAGTAAAAGTTAAATCTTTATCTACAAAGTATTCAACTACACCATCTCTATCTATTTTAATTTCTAAATAATAATCTCTATTATATTCCCAATTTGTTAAATTAAGTTTAAAATAATTTCCATTTGAATCACAAGATAATTTTGTATAATCTCCAAAAGGCACAACTACGTCCTCCGTAACTATATCTTTAACTTGATAATAACTTGAAGTTGGTAAATAATAAACATCTGTATAAGCATATTCATTTGCATAAGTTTTAAGTGGGTATTTTTCTCTACCGAAAACTCTAATTTCTGGTTTGCTTCCAACTTTATATCTAGTTTTTAATCTTTTAAAAGTAACATGAATATCATCAGATGTAAGTTCTGTTAGTGAACCAGTTATAAAACTAGAATCATCCCATCCAATTCTTAATTTCGGTTGATATATAGTATTTGTTTCTTTTGAAAAGAATTTTAATTGTCCATAATCAATCGTATCGTTTTCTTTAGCAGAATCATGTTTTAATATAAATCCTTCGTTTGGTAAATCTCCCTCAACCCATGATGATATTGATTGAGATACATCCATTGAAATATCAGTTGATTCGTAATTAAATAATTGACTTGCGGAAGAACCAGTGTACCATACCCCACCTTTACCATTATATGAACCTGAACTTTCTAATGATGCCGAACCAATTATCCAAGAAGTAGATGTTTTTCTACTATTCCAAGATACTCCATCGGTTGAAATCTTATCAAATCGTGTTCCAATACCCATATCCCATGATTGCGATATAGGATATGCATAAATTGTATATTCATTTGGTATTTCAGTTCCTACACAATGTGTTAAAAGCATTTCTGCAGAACTCATTGTTATTTCTCCACTTGCAATAGATTCAGATAGTGGTGCTGTATCAAATTTAATTAAAGAACGAGCAATATCTTTAAGATTACCATAATAAATTTTAGATATTTCCAATATCTCATCTCTACCAGTATTTTGACCTGGTTGTTGAAGATAAATTGTTGAATCTTTGGATGCTGTTACAAAATAATACATTATACTACTCTCCCTCTTATATCTTTATTTGGAAACTTAACTTCAAATATCGATGGGTCTAAAGATGGATAAACTATCTTACCTTTAGTTGCATCTATTATGTTATATGAATTTTGTGAATAGTTTCCTAAACATTTGTTAACGATTTCACACTTTGGTACAGATTGAACTCCCTCTACACCTGCTATTAATAACTCTACCTCAGAAATATTAATTGGCATATTAAATGCCCATTTATCAATATTGAAATAATTTTGTATTTCTATCTGAGTTCTTGTAAGTACTTGTCTTTTATTATACCCATTGTAAACTTTTATTTCAAATTCAACACCAATGTTAATAATAAATCCATTTAAAATATTAATACCATCTGTTAACATTCTATATTCACTTATATATGTTTTTAAATTTTCTTTAATAGCTTGATTTAATGTTGAAAGATTTTTATCTGAATTATATCCTAAAACATATAAGTTAATTGCAAATGGGTTATTTTTTTCAGTTATGTTTTTCTTTTTACTACCAAGATATTTTACAACTCTATTTTTAATTTCTTGCTGAGATGAATCTGAATCTTTTAATTGTTCTACCAATCCTACAAATTCTTCTAAAGAATTTTTATCTGTAAGAATAGAAGAAGGTGAGTTGTTATCAAGTTCACCATCTGGTGCACAATATGCTTTAGCAATTCCACCATACTTTGCAGGTAATGAAAGTGCTCTTACTTGGTAATCTTTTCTTGTTACTGCTCTATTTTGTGAACCAAAATTAGCTAATGCGTTTTGTTTAATTTCATCGGATGTATCTGCACCCTTACCACCTGTACCAGCTTCCTCGTTATCACATGCTACTGAATTTTTACATTGTTGTAGTAAACGTCTTTCTGCATCTGTTGTAAAGGTTTCTCTATCATCTTGAAAAGTTATTCTATCTAGTTGTACCAATTCTCCAACACCAACATTAGAACCAACTCCACCACCTATAATATAATCAATTGTAAATTCACCAGTTGGTGCCTGTCCGTATGATGTTGTTTTTAAAAAATTTGATGGGTCAAAAGATGCACCTAAATTATCAATTGAAGATTTTAATCCTAAACCAACATTTTTAAAGTTTGGAATTAATTGCTCATCTGATGAAGTTGAGTTTCCTGCACCAAATACAAGAGTTGTTGTATTATCTGCATTTACTTTTGTTGTAAATCTTCTCGTTGTTTTTAAAGTTTTTAAAATACTTGGTACCGATTCTTTAAATTGTGCTAACTCTTTATCTGTTGTATCACTTGTTGCGTAGTCAGAAAAAACCATTTCTTGTGCTAGGTAAGGAACATGATACCATTTATTTCCATTGGAATCTCTTACATCTACAATATCTATTATATTATTTTCAACTAAAGGTATTTTAGAAAATTGAGAAGGAGATGAACCAAAATTATGAGTTACACTTACCAATTGACCTGATATTGCATTTACATATTTTTTAATTAAATAAAGAGTTGGTTCTCCATCATCATCCGTTCTATAAATTGAAACTTCTCTATCATCCTCAGATGCAAAATCTACCATTTCAGTACTTCTAAATTGTTGTCCTTGAGTTGTGGCAGTTACTGTCATTCCTTCTGGTATTCTTAAATAATATCTATCATCGGGTCTAACTTCGGTTGTACCTGCACCAATGACTGGAACTGTTTGATATACACTCAATTTAACAATCGCTGGAGAGGTTACTTTTGGTTTATAACCCAAGTACTCGGCCAGTGCAATTATGTTCTCTCTATCTTCTGCTGTTGTTATTAACGATTCTTTTAAAGTATCATCTGTATAATATGAAAGTACATCTCCAAGATATGATGCCATTTCTATAAACATCATTCCAGGTGATGCTTCATTAAAATCTGAATAGGTTGTTGGGAAATAAGTTTTTGCGTACTCAATTAGATTTTGTCTAAATTGAGAAAAATCTTTATTAAGATACTTAATATCTCTACCACTATTTGGATTTCTATTTATACTATTTAATGCCATGTTTTATTATCCCTCAACTAAAAATGTTATTTCTTGTGGTTCATATACATTACCAACTGTAAATTGTACTTTCATTTCTGCAGTATATCTATCTTTCATTTCATCAGTCATATTTACATCTATGGTATCTATGTTTATATATGGTAACCAAAAGTTTACACTATCTGTTATATTTTCTTGTAATCTTGATTCAAGGTCATTAGTTGATTGTTCAAATAATAACTCATGAATACCAGAACCAAAATTTGGTTGAAATATTCTTTCTCCCTTTCTTGTTAAAAGTAAATTTCTTAAATTACTTTTTGCCTGCTCGAATGAACTAAACGCTTGAGAAAAATAACCAGTATTACCTCGTTGTACTGGTAAGGTGATACCATATGCCTGATTTGAAAACTCCTCAGTATCGGTTACTACTTTTTTATCAAGAATATAAGCCATTGTTTACTCCCTATCTAGTTTTAAACTTTTTTACAAGTTCAGAATTATCTCTATTTAATATTTTATCAAGACCAGGTAATCCTGTTTGTACTCCAAGACCTGTTTTATTTTGTCTTGTTGTAACCTCACCATATCCCATTTTATGAGCCATCTGAGTTCTCAATCCTCCAACTCCAGCTCCAGCTCCTTGAGAAGTAAACTCAACAGTTTTATCCATACTCTCTTGAATTGGTTGTTGTTGTGGTAGATTATCTAATACTGATTTACCTCCACCTGGTGTTGAACTTCTCTGTGCCTTTGAAAAGGGTTTTGTATTATTTAAAACCTCATTCAATATTGGATTGTTTGAAAGTTTTTTTGTTGGTGCTTGTCTTTGTTCCTCAAGTGCAAGTTCTGCTTGTTCAAATGGGTCTATCACATTCTCTACAACTACTTGCGGAGAGGGAACGCTGACTACACCTCCCTTCATCTCTGCTAATCTTTTATTTACTTCCTCTGCCAATATCTTTGGAAAAGTTTTCGATAAAAAACGTTCTTGTTGTTTGGCAGTTTCTACCTCAACAAGAGTCTTTATTACTTTTATTAATTGTTTGTTGTTCATTTTAAATTGTGTTTGTCTGAATATAAATATATTAGTATTAATTTTATGGTTATACGCAATCGGGTGGATTTACAAAACCTATAATATTTCCTTTACTCCATTTGGCTACTTTTCGATAACATCCACCCCCATTATCAGCAAAAGCTGCACCACCACTTGTGTTTCCTTCTATTGTTCCAACTCCGATACCGGGAATAATACTCTCTACAATACCGATGTGAACTGCACCTGGCTTTCTTCCACCTCTATATAAAATAGCAGCACCCTCTTTTGGTATTGAAGAAAAATATCCATTTTCTTTACCCCACTCTAACCAACGATTACATAAGGCAGGACCACCTGTTGAACTGTAAGTAGGTAATGATAATCCCGCATCTTTCCACCATTGACTTGTTGCTCCTGCACACCAAAAATATCCTTTACCTGTTCTTTGTACATTTCCTTCATTATCCAATCCAGTCGTGTTTACCATTTCA